AACATAAAAAGATATTAAAAGACATACAGGCTTTTAAACCTCAACTTGAAAAAGTAGTGGATGCAATGGGTGTATTAGCTGCTAATCACTTTACAAGGTCATTTAGCAATGGCGGTTTTACTGATGAAAGTTTTGCACCGTGGAAAAAACGTAAAAGAGGTGTTGATACTTATAAACGAAGTAGACGTGGAGATAGTGGGGTTAAAAGTTTAGGAATTGATAGAGGTATTTTAATTGGCAAGGCAGGAGCAGGACGTTTAAGCCGTTCAATTAGAAGTAAACGTTTTGGTAGTTTATCCGCTAAAATTTATACAGACGTGCCTTATGCTAAGATTCATAATAATGGATTAATGGGTAGAGCATGGGGAAAATACTCTTTTAAAATGCCTAAACGTCAATTTATAGGTTATAGCGGACAGTTAAACCGTAAATTAATTGCATTTATTGATAAAAATATTAAGAAACAATTTAATAAATAATTTGTATATTTGCATTATGGAATGGGTAGATATAAAATTAGATATTTTTAATATGAAAACTTTTAACCGTAAAAAGCATAATGCTTGGGAGAAAAAACTCAAGCAAATTAAGGATAGTGGAGATGCTTTAAAATTAAATCAAGCTTTAAGTACTTTCGGTAAAATATATTTAGGATTATAAATGTCTAAACTAACTTTATATAACTCATTAAAATCTGATTTAGAAGCTATAACAGGCATTAAACACGTTGCTTTATGGAATAACCAGTTAGAACGTGAGAATGAAGAAAATCCGTTTTTATATCCTGCAATATTTATTGAACTACTACCATCTACATTTAGAGATAAAGGTAAGCAAGCGGTTAGTCAAGAATATGATATGACTGTACGTTTACATGTTTGTTTTGAAAGCTATTTAGATGAAGATACAACTATATTAACATTGTTAGATAGCGTTTGGCAGTCAACACACAATAAGCAATATAGCACATTCGGTAAATTATTAAGAAGAAACGAAGAACAAAACTTTGACCATCCAAACGTTCAAATCTACATACAAGATTACGCTACTTTAGGAAACGACAACCAAAACTTAAATACAACAACAGCAACATTAGCACCAGTTATTACTGGCGATATTGTTTTACCAAATCAACTATAAATGGCACGTTCAATAGATACTATTATTGCAGACATGGATGCGGAACAAGCCGCACAAACAGGATTAAGTGGTTTAAATAGCGTTTCAAATTCTGCTATTTATACACTATGGAAGTATATTGTTGCTGCTCAAATGTACTTATTAGAAGTGCTATGGGATTTGTTTAAAGTTGATTTAGAAACTATTGTAACGAATGCAGCGGTTGGAACTAATCAATGGTTTAAATCTAAAATGCTTTTATTTCAATATGATGCGACAACTCCGCAAGTTTTACAAGTGGATAGTAATTTTGCTGTTAACTATACAACTATTGATGCGACAAAAAGAATAGTAACACGATGTGCTGTTAAAACAACTGCAACAAGAACTGTATTAATTAAATTAGCTAAATCAGAACCACCAGTGGCATTATCAGCTCCTGAATTAGTGGCTGCAAATGCTTACGTTGATGATTTGGCTTTTGCTGGAATTAATTACATTATATCTAGCACTGCAAGTGATAAATTATTAGTGGATGCATCTATTTATTATGATGGTCAATATTCTGCTGTTATTTCTGCAAACGTAATAACTTCAATTAATACTTATTTAGCTAATATTGATTTTGATGGTAGCTTTAAATTAAGTGCTTTAGTTGATGCAATTCAAACAACAACTGGAGTTACTGATGTAGTATTAAACAATGTAGCAATAAGACCTAACAGCGTTGCATTTGCTAGTACAACTTATTTAGTGCAAGGCAAAACTACTTTAATACCAATATATCCAACAAACGCTGGTTATGTAACTGAAGAAACAACTGTTGGTCAAACCTTTACTGATAAATTAAACTTTATTGCACAATAATGAGCATTTATAGTTATGATAATAAAATAGTTGCTGAACAAATAGCACCTCCAACGCTTAGACAACCTAAATTTTTATCGTGGTTATATGTTATAACAAAACCAGTTCAATCATTATGGAGTTTAATATTTAATGGTTATAAAAATGGTTCTACATTTGTTTATGATTTAGATGATCCTTATACTTCTATTTATATTTATTTTATTTCTAAAGGAGATGTAATAAAGTATAATAAAGGTATTTATCTTTGCCTTGAAACATTTGCTTATATTGGAATTATTGATTTAGTTAAGTTTGATAAATTACAAGATAATTTTATAGGAGTAGAAGAACGAATTAAATATAATTCACAAAAGATATTATATGAATATGCTTTAAATAAATGGTTTAGTGTTCCAAATTTTAATATTCCATATCCAATATTTATAACTAATAATTTTATTCAATCACAAACTATTTTTTTATTAGGTGGCTCAAGTGAAACATCTAGTTTAATGCCTAATAGTAGCGTTTATTCAACTGATTATATGGGTAATATGCCTACATATATTACAGGAACTTTTGATTTTACAATTAACGTGCCTTTAGATTTATTTAATATTTTAGGAACTACCACTACTAACAAAGAAAATACAATTAGACAATTTGCCGATAAATATAATTTAGCTGGCACAACTTACAATGTAATTACATACTAAAATGAAAAAAATATTAACATCCAACGTAGTAGATCCATCAATATTACAACCATTTACAGCTCAATCTTTAAGGTTTCTGCAAGAAAGTAAAGAAGATGATGTCGCTGGATTAATTAAGGCATTAGTTATATCTAATTTAGGTAGTTATTCTTTAACAACTCCTTATGTTATTAGTGGATGTGTTGTTAGTGATAGTGGTAAAGATGTAACTGCTGGTGAAATATTTTACGGTGGTAAATACTATCAAACAACTGCTGTAAATGGTACTACAAATGTCGCAAGATTTATATTAACTCCAAGTCAAGATGCAACTGCTGATCCATTAACATTTAGTAATTCATCAGTATTTAATGTACATACTATCTATAAATATGTTCCTACTGATGTTGTTAGTGGCGGTGATTTTACTTCTGCTAATTTAGTAGATATTTACGCTGGTTCATCTAATAAATTTACTTATTATAATGAGATATTAACGTATAGAGATGAAACAACTGGAACTCCACCAATTAATACAGCAGTTCAAATATTTACATTTACTACTCCTAACGATGGTAAAACTAGAGATGTATTAATTACCTTAACATCTAATATAGATGCTAATACAGGTGTTAGTTTTGGTTATAACACTATTATAAAGAAGGCAACAGTAAGCGTAAGTACAAACACTATACAAAAACCAATTGGAGATACTGAAGTTTTTGTTCACAATTATTTAGCAACAAGCGTAGCTCCTAATACTGTTTTTTCAATTGAAGATTTTAGAACAAGTGCAACATCTGGAGCTGTTAGAAGAAGCTCATTAAGTGTTATTAGCTTATTTTAATTTTATCAATTAAATACTTTTTTAATTCGCTAAATTCTTTGTCTTTATATGCTGGTAGCTCATCTATAATTGAGTAGTGGATATTCATAATATTCTTTATTAGTTCGCCTTCGCCTAAATCACGTTTAAGTTGGTCTAACATAAACCTATTCTTTTTTGCGCCACTAACATAACAAGTTAATCGGACTCCAAATGATAACATTTTAATACGGATGTCATCTTCATTATTTTTTCTACCCATTTTATTATAGTAACAATAATATTAATTCAACAAATTTAATAAATAATTTTGTAATATGGACTTTAAGTATATTAAAAACATTGTCGAAGAAGAAGCTACTATTTTGTTGTATGACCAAATAGGTGATTCAGTTGATGAAAATGGAATGTATGTAAATGGTATTTCAGGTTCCGCATTTGCTTATGAAATGCAATACTTACAAGATAAATGTAAGAAAATCAATGTTCGTATTAACTCAATAGGTGGAAACGTGTTAGATGGTTATTCAATTGTTTCTGCTATACTTAATTCAAAGGTTAAATGCGATACTTACATTGATGGTTTAGCTGCTAGTATTAGCGGTGTTATTGCAATGGCTGGCGAAAAATGTTACATGGCTGATTATGGCACTATGATGTTACACAATCCAAGCGGTGGTAATGATGAATCAGTTTTAGATTTAGTTAAAAATACATTAGTGACTATTTTATCTAAAAGAACAAAATTAGATGAAGATACAATTAACAAAATGATGGATGCAGAAACCTATTTAAGTGCTACTGAATGCATGGAAATGGGATTAGTTGATGTTATTGTTAAGTCTGATAAAAAAATGAAAATGAGTACCAATAGCCTAACTGAAATGGCTTTTATCTATAATAAATTAATAAATAAAAAACCCAAAATGGAAAAAATAACAAACATGTTAAATTTATCCAATGAAGCAACTGAAGTTGAAATTGTTGCTGCTATTGAAGATAAAGACGCAAAAAATGCAGAATTGACTTCTGAAAACGAAACTTTAAAAGCTCGTTTAAAAGAAATTGAAAATGCTGAATTAGCAAAGGTAGAAGCCGAAGCTAAAGAATTAGAAACTAAATCTATTGAATTAGTTGAGAACGCAATCAAAGCTAAAAAGATTGATGAATCTGCAAAAGATGAAACTATCAAATTGGCAATTGCAAACTTTGGAGCAGTTGAAAACATGTTAAGTAAAATTAACAATGTTAAAGATGCTGTTAAAATCTTTGATGCTAAAAACATTGAGAACAAAGATACAAGAGCTGATTGGACTATTCGTGATTGGGAGAAAAAAGATGTTAAAGGATTAGAAGCAATCAAAAACGAAACTCCAGCAATCTATACTGAAATGTATAATAAATTTTACAATAAAAAATAAATAAAAAAATAACAAAAAAATAAAAACTAAAAATCATGGCATTACAAAAAGAACAATGGCTGTCCGATATTCAAGAGAATCTATTCAAGGACAACGCAATCATCGCTCGTGCAACTAATCACGATGGATTCGTAAACTACAAAACAGTTCACGTTCCGCAAGCTGGAGCTAATCCAACTATTACTAAAAACTTAGGAGCATTTCCTGCAACTATCACACAAAGAACGGATAGTGAATTAATCTATTCAATGGACACTTACTATGTTCAACCGATTCACATCGAAGCTGGTCAAGAAACTTCTTTTTTATCTTATGACAAACGTATGTCTATTTTAAATCAACACGTTTCTACATTAGAAGATGTATTAACTAACAACGCTTTATACAAGTGGGCTCCAAGTGGTGCAACTCGCCAAGTAAGAACTACTGGTACTGCTGTTGGAAACGCTTTAGCACCTTCTGCAACTGGTACTCGTAACGCTATCAATTTAGCTGACATTTTAAAAGCAAAATCTATTTTAGATTCTGAAAATGTACCGGCTGCTGGTCGTGTATTATTATTACCTTCAGATATGTATAACGCTCAATTGTTAGCTATTGCTGATGTATATCAAGCTCAATCTTATGGTCAATCTGCATTACCTTCAGGTGTTGTAACTCGTATTCATGGATTTGATGTTATGATTCGTTCAACAGTTGTTGTTTATGATGCTACTGCTACTCCAGTTATTAAGGCTGTTGCTGATAGTGGTACTCCATCTTCACCTGCTGCAACTGACAACTTAGCTGCATTAGCTTACCATCCAAATTTCGTTGCTAAAGCAATGGGTTCTACTGAAGTATTTATTACTGAACAAGTAGCTGAATACTATGGTTCAATCGTATCTGCAATGCAGTTATTTGGAGCTTCTAAAATGCGCACATCTCAAGTAGGTGTTGTTGCAATCGTTCAAGCATAATTATAAAATTACAGGGGAGTTATTGATTTAACTCCCTTTTATAAAAAATATTAAAATGACTTTAGAAACAGCAAAAGAATTAGCAAAAAACCAAATAGATAAATCAAATATTGTTGTTGTAACAAGTGACAATGCTATTTATTTATTGAGTGATAATGCTGAAATTGAAGTTATAAAAAATCATGCTGATTTAAACAAATTAGAAATGTTTGTTATAAAATCGGAAGAAGTGATTGAAGAAAAACCAAAAAAGAAAAAATAATTTTTAAAAATATTTTATAAATGGCAAATGACGTTATATTTAACAAAGGACAAGGCGGTTTAGGTAGACCATTAGCGGGTACTGATTACATTTCAGGCTTACTATTCTACACAGCATCTTTGCCAAGCGGATTTACTTCAAGTAACCGTATTAAAACAGTTTTCTCTATTGATGATGCGGTTGCATTAGGTATTACAAATACTTCAATTGGAGAAACAAAATCAACTGCAACTTACTTAGTAACTAATAAAGGTGCTGTTGGTAATACTCACAAATTAACATGTGCAACTATTAATAGTGTTAATCCAACTGCAAGTAAAGCTGCTGCTGGAGTAGTAACATTATGCGATTATACACAAGTAACTGCTGATGTTGTAACAGTTGATACTGCTGCAACTAGATTAGCTGCTGAAATTAACTTAGGAACTCCAACACATGGATTTACTGCTGTTGCTGCAACTGCAACTGTAACAATTACGGCTGCTGCTGGTCAAGGTGTATTCTTAAACACTGGAACTCCTTATGTTTCAACTGTTGTTGGTACATTAGCCGGTACATTAACTCAAAACGTGGTTGTTGGAGTAGCAAGTGATATTGACATACTTTATTACCACGTTTCTGAATTTTTTAGAATACAACCAAAAGGTAAATTATATATTGGTGTTTATGGAACTGCTGATGCTACAACTTTTGATAGCGTAACTTTAATGCAAAACTTTGCACAGGGTGAAATTGTACAATTAGGAGTTTATCAAAAAACAAGTGCTTTTGCAACTACGCAAGTAACTACTTTACAAGCTGTATTAAATCTTTTAGAAACTAATCACAAAGCTATTTCATCAATAATTTATCAAGCTGATTTAACTGCTGTAACTGATTTAACTACATTAAGTAACTTAAAATTATTAAGTGCTAAAAATGTAACTGTTAGTTTAGGGCAAGATGGAGATAATAATGGTTTTAAATTATTTAAGGCTACTAACAAAAGTATTGGCTGCATGGGTACTACACTTGGTGCTGTTGCCTTAGCAAAAGTAAACGAGAGTATTAGATGGATTGCTAAATTTAATGTAGCAGCCGCTGAATTTGACACTCTAGCATTTGCTAATGGTACTTTATATACAACTGTATCTGATGGTACTATTA